AAAAAGTAAATAATAAAATAAAATAAAATGCATAATAAAGAATTATTATTGAGACGGATAGAGTCTCTAGAAAGTAAATTAAAACGTATGAGAAGCGTTTTAAATGAACGAAACATTGATAGTGCAAGAGAAATTTTGCAAGAAATTTTAGAATTGAGAGATGATATTCAATCAATTGTTGAACGAGAAAATTAATTAAAATAAATAAAAGTTATGAATTTTACAGCCGAACAAATCCAAGACAATTGGAACGAATTATTATCTTATATTGAGGATTACATTGAACAACCTCGCAAAGATAAATTACTAGAATTTTATGAGCAATATGCAGACCGTTTAATGTTAATGCCTGCCGCGCATAAAAAAGAATATCATAATGCTTTCCCCGGAGGATATGTAGAACATGTTTTACGCGTTATTCGATGTGCTATTAAACAGTCTACATTATGGGAATCTGAAGGATGTGACATGAATACATTTACAACTGAAGAATTAATATTTTCAGCTCTGAATCATGATTTAGGTAAAATGGGGAGTGAAGATGAAGATTCTTATATACCCCAGACAGATAATTGGAGACGTGAAAAATTAGGAGAGGATTACATGTTTAATACCAAAGTTCCATTTGCTTCAGTCCCAGATAGAGGATTATTCATGCTACAGTCACATGGTATCTCTTATACATTTAATGAGATGATTGCTATCCAGACACATGATGGTTTATATGATAAGGCAAATGAAAAATACCTTATGGGTTATATGGTTGAACAAAAACCAAGAACATCCCTACCTTTTATCTTACATCAGGCTGATTTAATGGCAGCACGTATCGAATTTGAACGTGAATGGTTACCTAAATTAAAAGAAAATAAAAAACCCGTGGATGCCGGAAAAGGGAATTATACATTGGGGAATAAACCAAACATGTCGAAAAAGACATCAACCAAAACAAAAGCACTCGGATCATTTAAGAGTGACAGTTTAAAAAACATGTTAGACAGCTTATGATAGTAACAATAGCAATTAGCGTATTAGCAGTATTAGTCGTAATCCTAGGATTTACAACTTATAATCTTCTTCGTAAAAATGAAAAACAAGAAGATATTGTAGCAGGTTATTTAGTTTACCTAGATAATTTATCCCGCACAATCGAAGTTTCAGACAAGAAATTGAAAGAACTAGATCGTGGTGGTGTATTTGAAAAAGATGACGAAGTTGGGGTTATATTTCAATCAATTTTAAAAATTCAAGAAATCCTTAATGACTTCAATCTTAGAAAAATCAACAACTAAAGTGCCCAAAAAGAAAGTTAGCAAAAACTATTTTACCCAAGAAACCGAGGATGCTATCGTTCTGTACAATAACACTAGTGACTTTAAATTAAGAAGTCAAATTTATGAAGAAAAAATACATTATGCTTTCTTTAAACTAACCCAAAACATAATCCATACGTTTAAGTTTTATCATACCGAGGTTAGTGATTTAGAGCATTTACAACATGAAATTATAGTATTTTTATTATCTAAAATACACCTATTTGATCCTAGAAAAGGTGCCAAAGCATATTCTTACTTTGGTACTATTGTTAAACGTTGGTGTATATTATATAATGATAAAAATTATAAAAGTAAAATCCGTAAAGTATCAACTGATGAATTGTTAAAAGATGATACACATTCGTATACAATAGAACCATCAAATTCAAACGATAAGTTGTCTATTTTTATGGATGAATACGTGGAATTTGTTAGTATCAACATATATAAGCTCTTCCCTAAAGAATACGATGCCAAGATTGCAGATGCTATTTTAGAGTTGTTCCGTAAACGAGAATCAATCGACGTATTTAATAAAAAAGCTTTATACATCTACATTCACGAAATGATCCCAGACGCTAAAACTCCTAAAATTACCAAAATAGCAGGCGTTTTATATGGAGTGTTTAAGAAAAATTATCTATTCTATTTAGAACAGGGATATACGAGTTTTCAACTCTAATAATTTTCTATATTTATACCCAAAAATACTTATATGAGTAATTTAGAATCAAATGTTTGGGGTAAGAAGAAGTTTTCTGATATCCTGAAAGAAATATACGATAACCAAAAGAAAAAAGAAGTTCAAATATCTGCTTTGATAGGTGAATTAAAACCACTTATCAATGATATTGGTGATGCTACGTTAATAGTTCCACTTATTAAAGAATATATGGAATTAGGAATTAAAAATGATGAGCAATTAGTTAAAATGGCTACTATTATTCAACGTGCTGTTGCATCTAATAAATCAGAAGATGAATCATTCGGAATGACCGAAGACGAAAAATCACAATTGTTATCTGAAGTTAAGAAATTTAATCCACAAGGATAATGGCTCGTTTAAAAACCGGTATAACTAATTCTACTAGAGGAACTACATCCCCTTCTAATCAAGGAAATGCCCTAGACCAAATTAACGGTTTAAAGGGACAAATAGTTGCCGCTAGAGTAATTGATATTGTTTTAGATGAGAATCACCCAAAATATAAAGATGTAGGTCAATGGAATGGAATTGGAGCTATATTTTATGAGCTAGCCAATAAATCAGGAACCGGAAGTACAAGAAATTTTGCTTTACCATATGATTCTCAACAAAAAACATATCCATTAGTTAATGAAATAGTGATTTTATTTGCTTTACCCAATCAACAAATGGGAGCTAATACAGCTAATCAATCATATTTTTATTTAAAACCTTTAGGTATTTGGAATCATCCCCACCATGATGCATATCCTAATTTAGCAATTCCTAAGATTGTTAATAAATCTAAAGATTACAAAGCAACAGATAATGGTGTTGTAAAAAAGACAATAAATGAACCTGAAGGAATTAATTTAAATAGTCCTATTAACCCTTCACAAAATACATTTGTTGAAAAATCTAATATTCATCCTTTAATGCCCTATATGGGGGATTCATTAATAGAAGGTAGGTATGGACAAAGTATTCGTTTTGGTAGTACTGCTAAATCTCAAAGTGAAATAAGTAATAATTGGTCTTCTGCTGGAAACAATGGTGATCCCATTGTTATATTTCGCAATGGTCAACCAACTAACGTAAGTGATAGAGGATGGATCCCAATTACTGAAAATATATCCCAAGATTTATCCTCAATTTACTTAACCTCATATCAAACAATTCCTTTTAGCATAGCAAATGAGAATTTTGTTTCATATACCACTAAACCAATAACCCCAGCATCATATGCTAATCCCCAAATTATACTTAATTCAAATAGGGTAATTATAAATGCTAAAAACGATAGTGTTTTAATTAGTGGGCAAAACTCAGTAGGTATTTCTTCAAATGGTAGTGTAAATTTAGAATCTACTAGTGAAATGAATTTAGCTAGTAAATTAGTAAGATTAGGAGGAGTAAAAGCAAACCAATCAGTTTTAAGAGGTGATGAAACTGTAGCATATTTAAAAATATTAATTACCGAATTACAAAATTTATCTGAAGCTTTAAAAGTAGTTCAAGACTGGCCTAGTGGTGCTCCGGTACCAAATCCTGTTTTATTAACAGCCGCCAACTCAGCAGTAGAGGTTTTTGAAAATGTTTATAATGAAATTGATAGTGTTAAATCTAAAACTGTTAAAACATTATGATCTATTCTATAAAAGGAACAGTTGTAAATGGACAATCACAAGATCCAATAAAAGGAGCAAAAATATCTGTTTCTCCTATTAAATTTGTTCATACCGATACTAATGGAGATTTTACTATTTCTGGAAATGTTCCTGAGAGTGGTAGTTTATCTTTAACTATAAAATCTACTGGATATCAATTTATCACCCAATCCCCATATAAAGGAGATAATACTTTAAAAAGTGATATAGGTGTAATTCAATTACAACCTATTATTTCAAATTTAGCAGAAGATAAAATTAAATCTTCTCAACTTAGTAGAGCTCAAATTAAAGAATTATCTAAAGGTAAAAAAAATCTTTCATATTACGCTGAGGAAAAATTATCCAATCAAGTTAATACTTTAAAAAATACCCTTATCCCTGCAGTTTTAACTATGGCTGCTAGTTTTGGCGTTACACAACTTGGAAAGTATACTAAAGACCAATTACCTAAAATATTAGAACAAGCCTCTTGTCCTACACAAGCAGAATTAACTAGTTTAATTAATCGAAAAAATAAATTGGTTAAACAATTAAGTAATAGTCTAAAACTTATTAATGCTACTACTAAGACCTTAGGTGTTACTGAATTTCTTATAATTCCTCTTCAAGCCCTTCTAACAATTGCTGATACTAATCCCCCAATTACTAATCCAATCCCCTCGGGAGTTTCAAAAAGATTAGATAAAACTATTGCTACTTTATCATCAGTTAATGCTGGAGTATTAGCTATATTAATTATACTAAGACAAGTTTTAATTCAAGCAATTGATTTACTTAATTTACTTGATTCACTTGTACAAAAATGTTATCCTGATGCTGATCAAGAAAGCGTAGCTTTAGAATTGACTGCATTAACAAATCAACAATCTACCCAAACATCTCCTGTAGTTACAAACGTAAACGGATTTGAAATGGGTGTTATAACAGAAGTAACGGATAATTCATTAAAACGTAGACGAGCCATAGCCAGAAATAAACAAGGTGTAGTAATGTTGCAAGGAGAATTGTCATTTAGCTCCATTGATCAGATATTAATAGATGAGCTTGTATTCTATATTCAACAAAATAATTTAAAAGCAGATTAACCCTATATTTATAACCATATGAAAAGTACAGATTTTAAAAAAATTATTAAAGAAGCCGTAAGAGAGGCAATTCAAGAAGAATTGAAGGATATTTTATTGGAAGCAGTAAGATCACCTAAACAAGTGGTTAGAGAATCATATACTCCACCTGCTCAACCCGCTCAACCCGCTTATGCTCCTCCATCAATAGACTTTAGATCAAAATATGCTGAAGTATTAGGTGAAACAGCTATGAGCTTTACTTCACAAGACGCACAACCCGCATTCAAACCACAAGGTGACCCTGTAAATGGAAATTTAGGATCAGGTGAATTAGGTATGGATCAAATTATGGGACTTTTAAACACTAAATAATGCCATTTAATCCGCAGAGAATAAACCCGGTTGATTTAAATCCCAACGTTGCTGTTGGGGTGAATCTTCCGTTTAGTGGGCCTGCGGTGTTTACTTCTAATTATACTACTGCTCAAGCAATAAAAAATAATCTTATAAACTATTTCTTAACCAACCCAGGAGAACTTCCTTTAAACCCAACATTTGGTGGTGGTTTAAGAGCGTTTATATTTGAACAAATAGCTGAAGGTACATTAATTGGGTTAGAACAAAATATTAGTTCAAATATTGAAAATGTATTCCCTATGATCATTATCGATTCACTTGAAATACTTAGAAACGATGATTACAATACACTTACGGTTATGTTAAAATATTCAATCGCTAACTCAAATGTTAACGAAACTTTAAATTTTGAATTTTAAAAATGGCTACAACAAATAGAGATATAAGATACATTAATCGTGATTTTTCTGAGTTTAGATCACGTTTAATTGAATATGCTAGAACATATTTCCCTCAAACATATACTGATTTTTCTCCTACCTCACCAGGGATGATGTTTATGGAACAATCCGCTTATGTTGGAGATGTTCTTTCATTCTATTTGGATAACCAATTTCAAGAAACATTTACCCAATATGCTCAACAAACAAATAATGTATTTGAATTAGCATATATGTTTGGTTATAAACCAAAAACAACAGGAGCGGCCCAAACCGTAGTTGATTTTTACCAACAATTACCCTCTAAACTCTCCTCATCTGTCTACATTCCAGATTATGATTATGCTTTAACCATTGGTGAAAATACAACTGTAACTTCCCAAAATGGATCTTCATTCTTGATTCAAGATAAAATAGACTTCTCAGTTTCAAGTTCACAAGACCTAACCGAAGTTTCCGTTTACCAAATTTCAGGTAATGCACCACAATATTTTTTATTAAAAAAAAGTAGAAAAGCAATATCATCAACAATTAACACAACTACCTTCACTTTTGGAGTTCCACAACAATATCAAACCGTTAATCTTAATAACAATAATATCATTAAGATTTTAGATATTACTGATTCTGATGGGAATAAATGGTATGAAGTAGATCATTTAGGTCAAGAAATGGTATTAGATACTGTTAAGAACACTAATGTCAATGATCCAAATGCAAATGGTGATACACCTTATCTACTTAAACTTAAAAAAGTAGCTCGACGTTTTGCAACTCGTTTTACATCTCTTACAAATCTTCAAATCCAATTTGGGGTTGGATCCCCAAATACAACCACTGAAGAAATTACCCCCAACCCAGATAATGTTGGAATTGGTTTACCATTTGAAAAAGATAAACTTACAACAGCATATTCTCCTGTAAACTTTTTATATACAGGAACATATGGTATTTCACCTTCAAATACTACTTTAACAGTAAGATATTTAACTGGTGGAGGTGTAGGATCAAATATTGCTGCTAATACATTAACTAGTATAAACAAATCAAATTGTTCTTTTAACAATATTAATCTTAATACTGTTACTGCTAATTATATATTTGCATCATTAGCATCCAATAACCCAGATGCTGCTTCTGGAGGTAGAGGTGGAGATACTTTAGAAGAAATTAGACAAAATACTTTAGCAATAGCAGCTTCCCAACAACGTTCAGTTACAGCAGAAGATTATTTAATTAGAGCTTTAAGTATGCCTTCGGATTATGGTGTAGTTTCTAAAGCATATATTGAACAACCTAAACTTACAGATCAACAAGTTTCAACTATTGAAACATTGAATTTATATGTTTTATCTTTAAACGCTTCCGGTGAATTAGATTATGCTACTAGCACATTAAAAAATAATTTAAGAACATATCTATCCCAATATAGAATGATTGGTGATAATATTGAAATACGAGATGCTTATGTTATTAATATTGGAGTTGATTTTGAAATCATAGTACTCCCGGAGTATAATAACAATGAAGTATTATTAGCATGTATTGCTGCTTTACAAACATATTTTAATACCAATAATTGGCAGTTAAACC